GTTACTGTGAACTCTTCAATTACGTCATTCTGACCATACTGTAAACCAATTTCCGACATGTTAATCGGGAAAGCATTATAAAGCGTATATGTCATAAGCGGATCGTCATTACGATCTAGGTGCTCTACTGACATATCGACCTGATAGTCGATTGGATTTAGAATGCCAGTGTTGGCTTCTAAATCGTTCATACCATTCATCCACTCTTCGAATGGACGACGAAGCGACATTGCAGTATCGTTGACAACTGTGATTGTGAACGGATCGAAGATGCGTTCACCTGCCAACTTAACTTCGCGGCCGCGGTATTGAATGATTGTTGGGTTTACTGTTGACGCAGGAAGTGCTGCACCAGTAACCAGTAGCGAGTATTCTGTATCAGGCACCGAGGTAACGTAGCCCGGGAATGTTAGAATAACACGGAATTGGTTTGGTCTTGCACCACCAGCCCCTAGTAACCCCTTAAACTTTGAAATATCCATTTATAAATCTCCTATTTCTATTTAGTCGGGTTATTAGGCGCCAACTTCTGTGAACGATACTGAGGTACGAACCGCAACAAAGTTCAGGTAGATGAAGTTGATCGAACGTGCTGGCTTGATGTAGATATCAGCAACGAATTCGTTGCGGTCGATAACTTCGCCAGTGTTGTTTGTTTCATCGCAAACAACGCGGAAGTCATAGATACCACGACGGCCGCGAACGTCACGTAGGAATGGTTCAACCAACGAACGGAACTGTGCGCGACTAAAGACATCGTTGAACTCAAAGAGTTGATACTTAGCCGCAGTTGCGATAGCCTTTTCAAGAACGATGAATAGACGGCGAACGTTGATACGGTCGAATGCGCTTGGCTTAGCAAGAAGTGTCTTATCACCATAAAGTAGAGTGCCTTCGCCAGGGAAGGTAGCTACTGGGTTAACACCATTCTTGTAAAGTGTGTCGCGTTCTGTCTGATTTGGAGACCATACCAGTTTAACAACATTCTTGATTTGACCACGATTGAAGCCAGCAGGTGACCACCAAGCATCATTTGTTTGGTCTGTGCGGGCACAAAGACCAGCAGTATCAGCGTTCAGTGGTACGTTGATGTAACGGTCAAAGTAGCGGTCATACTGGCGCTTCCAGCCAGAATCCATAACTGCATACGAGGTGTTACGGTTGATATCTTCTTGACGATATGCAACGACATCGGCAGCTTCGCTACCAGCATTGTTGTATACTGCGGCAAGAGGTGGTGATAGAAACACTACGCAATCTAGACGAGCTAATGCTACGTTATCGATTGCGTGTTGAACTACGCTTGCTGCGTGACCGCCAGTTAGAACAAGTGAAATATCTACTAGTTCTTTATTTGCGAATAGTGAATACCCAGATTGAAGATCGCCCGCTGATGGTGCACCATTGAGACCACCAGAAAGAGTATATACTTCTGGTTCTTCTAAAATATCAAACTCAGTGTTCGCGCCTGAACCCCAGTTTGTAGACGCTGGATGATCCATCCACCATACATATTGTGAGCTATTCAGAACTTCTTTGTAATAGTTATTTGTACCATCTGCAATTCTGGCACCAAGCATTTTAGACACAAACGGATAAGTTGCAAGAACAGTACCAGCTGAACCAGAAAACTTACCCTCTGTATCGATGATTACCATATGCAACTCATCGTCTGTGCAGCCATTAATTTGAGCAAAGACGCTGGTACCTGGAGCGCCGTCAAAGAAACCTGCATAGTCCCAGTCAGTAAACGCGCCGCTATCTGCAATTTGAACTTCGAGTGAGTTACCATATAAGCCCGGGTACTTCGCTGCAACGACACCAACTGCCGCAGCGCCACTGGCAAAGTTTGCTTCGTAGTCGTCTTGATTCTTAACTAGAATAGCAGTTCCGCTTGTTACAGCATTCTTTGCGGCAGTGCCGACTGCACGAACTAACTGAAGGTTGTTACCATAGCTTAAAAAGTTGGCTGCTGTGAACCAATCTGTAGTGTCTAGCGGTAGACCAAAATACTTGCGTAGTTCATTTTCTGAACCTACAGTAAAAATTTCTGATACGGGACCCCAGTTGAAGTTACCTACAAACGCGCCTGCCGAAGTCGATACGGCAGGAATAACGTTTGTTAAATCCTTTTCTGCTACTAGGACACCTGGCGATAATTGAAAAGCCATATTCTTCTCCTCGTTGTAAACTTGACAATATTAACTTGTCTTTTTATGTTTTTATTTATAAAAATGTGAAAGTTACAGTAACCAACCTGAGCGCCTAGGTTCATCATCATCTCGGGTCACTGTCCATAAATCACCATTTGATACAAAATAGTCTTCTTGGTGTCCATTACTTATTGCCCCAAATGGAGTTAGCTCATCTTCGATGCTGTCCATTTGATCTTTATACATCTTCTCACGAATATCAACATTTGTCATATCTTTAAAGTATGGATTACTTGTCATCCATGCTAATAGAACGAGACTCATTACCAGGTCATCAAAGTAACCTTCATCTGCCTGCCAAGACCCCTGCTTTTCAATGAAAGTAGAGAACTCGGAAATAGTTTCTGCATCAAATACTAATAATTTTTGTTCTTCAAGTAGAGATTTGAGAGCAAAACACCCCTGCCTCTTTACTTGTTTGGTCATTCTAACACCGCGCTGGGTCTTTGTACCAAAGCCCGGTGATAGATATTGCTTTAGTGCAGTCTTAACGGTAGTCAGAATATTATCATACTCTAACTCCATATGTAAAATATCGGCTACTTGTTGCCCGATATCATTAATTTCAACAAGAATATATGCCTTGTTGTATTCATTACCTACTTTAGCTACGATGTTAGGAAACAACATCGGTGCAATTTTATTATCACGATACTTAGCAACCAGTCTATATGGCGCTTCGGTAACATCTAAAAGTGTGAAGGCAGAATAGTCTCCACCTACACCACGAGCTGTGTCTACGCCCATCGCATAGATATGGCCTTCGATTGGTTCTTCGAAAATATCCAGTCCATCTTTTGTGTGAATAGGATCAATAGAACTCATAGCGCCCAAAGTCTTAGCACTAATCAGTGTGTTGCTTGAGCCAAGAAACTCGCAAAGAACTTCTTGGTTGAACTTTAGTTCTCCAAGCAAGCGGAGCTGTTCTTCTGCCCAGGCTTCATCTCTACCTGGAATTCTGTGGTAAGGAATGAACATAGGCACAAAGCCATTGTTACCTTTTTCTGCTTCATTCCAGAACTTCCAGAAGTGATTATAGCCGAGAGGCGTAGAAGTCAAAAGAATCTTTGTTGTCTGGCCAGCCGAAATCGTAGGATAAACAGAAGCAAAGAATTGTTCTGCCACGGTGTTTGGAATAATTGCCGCTTCGTCAATGTATAGCCAGTTAACAGACTTACCACGAATACCAGATGCGGTTGTAGCAGCGGTAAAAATCTTAGAGCCATTCTCTAGTTCTACGTCACCTTTGTTCCATGTCTTGACGCCTTGCTGCATCCATAGCGGCAAGTTTTCATACATACCCTGATAACGAGCCATAACTTCTCGGGCAGCGGCTGTCTTGTTGGCCATAATAGCCACAGTTTTACTATCCTGGAAGAGAGTATACCAAAGAATGCAGGCTGCAGAGGTAATAGTCTTACCCTGCTGGCGCCCTTCCATCAGAATTGCTTTACGATTTCCGAGAATGTGAAGGACTTTTTCCTTCTGACAATCATACAACTTGAACAACTGGAGACCATAGTCCAGTGTGACAATCTGGCAATAATTCTCAATAAAATAAATTGGATCTTCCTGGCACTTTTCAATTTCTGCCAGTTGTTCTAGTGTAAAGTTGTGTTTATGACCAATCGGCTTTAAGTTAATATTACCGTGATACGAGGATTCCTCACTCATGTTCTATCACTTTAGCTTTCTCTGCCTTCAATGCCTTAAGTAAATCGGAGGTGGAACCAGAAAAGATTATATTGTTCTGTGTATCAATATTTTGTTTCTTAGGTTCTTCTTCTCGCAATCTCTTTTTCTTGGCTTGTAAATCAAGAAGGTCTTTTGCCGCATCACCAGTTGTTTTTATCAACTGACCAACAACTTCGTAAGCACGAGGACTATCGCTTGCGAGAGCGACATTCAACATACCATCGAGTGCCTGTTGACTGGTACCAATCAAATCGTTTAGCTTCTTTCTAGCTGCCAGATAATCATCTTCAATGTCATCACCCGTAGACACAATTTCTGGTACCAGCGGTTCTTCAACCACTGCTGGTAGTTTTTCTTCTTTCGAACTTAGAACTTCGTCCATGTGAGTGCCAAAAATGGCATCTAGTTTATCGTATTGATTATTCGTAGGCTTCATCAAATTGCTCCACATAACTCCAATCGTCTAGATAGGATGCATCATTAGGCGTATAGGTTACTTGATACTTAATTTTTTCTGAGGTGTCAGAATCGGGATTCATAGTTGCATATGTATTCGCAATTGCAGTTTTAATATAACCTTGCATATCGACTGGACCGTAGAAGTTTAGACCAAGATTAAAGGTTAGATTCCATACAATAGATTGTCTTTGAGTAAACTCACCCTCATAATTGTCTTCATATGAAACATTCTCTAGTATAATTTGTAAGTCTCTTTTGATTCCCATTTCTGGAATATCAGTTATAGTAACACAAAAATCTGGATTGAAGAACGGCAAAATCTGTTCAATGATTTGAAGACCATCATCTTGATTTTTTGTTACAATAAAGAGAGATATCGATAGGGTATATGGTGTGCTAGTATATTGAACTCTTACTTTATCGGCATCATCCCCAACGCCCACTGCTATATTCTTCGTTAGAACATTTAATTTCTGTTGCGGATTGTATTGAAGGCCCGTAATCTCAAAACCAATTCTAGGTAATGTGATTGCAACCGATGCGGGGTCATTACCGGGCACCGCGGCAACTCTTGCCAGAAACTTATCTTTAGGACCATATGCGAGAGGGACGCGAATAGATTTCGCCACTTCACCCGCAGAGTTTTTACGTTCTACGGTTAGCTGATTGAATATCGTTCCAAAAGCAATGATTGCTTTACGAATATGCTGGTGATAGAAATGTTGCTTCAAAAACATTATGCCGCTGTCCTTACTTGAACTTCGCCGAATGGGTTGAAGGCGGTAAAGTCTACAAAGCCGGCTGCTTGTGCTTCAAATTCGTTTGTCTGGTCTAGAGGGTCAACGTTTGCTGTGCCGCTCTCTTGTAAGATAATCGAGTCTCCGGTATTTGATAGAACATAATCACCGGACTCCATGATAAGTTGCCACCCAAGATTGTCTTGTGTTTTACCATCGGTAATACTATCAATTTCTTCGATCCCAGTATCAATGGTCTCCGAGCTAAATTCGAATACCTGGCATGACATTCTGTAAGTGTAAATCTTTCCTAACTGGTAGAAAGGATTTAGAAAATCTACGTAGTTGATTTGAAAGAACGTCTTTGTCTTGGGAAAGAACAGTAAATCACCTTCCGCTGGACGCTCTGGCAACTGCAAATTTTCTGCATTTCTACCAACAGATTCTTCCCAACGGCGTCTAGCAACAACAAACGTTGCGGTAGACCTGAACTCGAAGCCAAACTTTGTTAGTAGCTCACCTTCTCCCTCGAAGCCCTCTGTATTTTCAAGATACATTTCCAGTGGGTATGCCTGAGTAAAATACGATAGCGCATCTTCATATAGAATTTCGTCTTTGTTACCTACGGTTCTAGGAAGATAGTAAACATCATGACCATAAATCTTCATGCTTTCGATGACCAGGTCCTCCAACAAACGTTGTTCGTTTGTTGTGCCAGATGTATTTCCTGATTGAAAGTAGAAGTTGGTCGGCATCTATCTTATCCCACCATGAAGTCTACTGGAAGTTCCGCCTTCAATTGCATCTCTTCTTCGATCAGATTTATTTCCTGGACCGCTTCATCATATACTTGTTGGCCATTCATCACGATACCACCCGGTAATTGCATACCGCCAAACTTCTTCATATTATCGCCCCATTGTTTTTTGATTAGGGCAGTGGCATATTTTTTTAGAAACATATCGTTATATATTTGGGTGTATGTTGATGGGTCAACAATACGATAACATTCAACAATAATAAAATCGCCTGGGTCGAATACGTCTTTCCAGTTACAATGGATTTCTAGTTTATCGGTCTTACGATTATATGCAAACGACCTATCACCTACTAGAAGCATGTCTAACATTGACAAGTATTGCTTCATTTGCGTGTAGTAAATCATGTCCGCTGATAATAGATTATACATATCATTCATACGGAATTGGTAAATGATGTCAAACATATTATTTGCATTATTCATACCAGAACTTGGACCATTTACTGGCAACACTCTGATTACTCCAATCACGGCGTCGGGAATGGTTACATACCCATTCTCAATATCACCTGGAGTATAAAAATTTGTTGCCGCTAATGCTCTACTAAAACCAGACGTTTCGCCTGTGACTGTTTCGCTGGCTGTAAATATTCCGGATACCTTGCTTACGCTTAAAGTCGTACCGTTTATAGAAACAACTTTACACCTTGCACCCGACGTTGCACCAATCAACATCTCACCTTCTTCGAATGATGGAGCAGATAGACCAGTAAATCTAAGTGTTGCGCCAGTAACTTGGTGTTGAAGATAAACTCTTTCGACACCATCGAAATGATACTCTTGGAAATACTGTAATGCGTCATCGATACGATCTTCTATTTGATCGTCATCGACGTTAATTTCAATTACCGGAAAACCGAGTCTACGGAGACAGTAATCTATTAACCCTTGTCTTGATGAAATTGCCATAACGTGTCCTCTTTAGGACTATTTATAATGAACCCATATCGTAAACTGAGGGATTTGTACCAGTAATATCCCCCAGATCGATGGTTTCTGGAATTGTGAAAAATTCTGGATTATATCCGCCAACTTCGATAATACTACCGTCAGTCTTCTTTGAATATAGCGCGCCGTCTGCCAAATTAACAGCAAGTTCGCCTACTGCAATATCACCTGCGCTAGGTATAGCACCGGTTGTTTCGCTTCTTTTAATTTGAACTACAGTTCCCATTAGTTTAATAATGTCCCCGCTGAATCATAGATATTGATACGGAAATATGCACTTGAATTGCCATCTAGAAGATCGGCATCTAGTCCTGAGCCTGCGCCATCAACTGTTTTCAGTTTAGTTAGAACATCCGATGCGGTATACGATGCTGCTGGTAGCGCCGCATCTGCCGTAGCACCTTGTGCCGCAGTAGCATATGCCGATGATGCTGTAGTTGCTGCCGTACCAAGACCAAGTGTTGTTCTTGCAGCCGCGGCATCGGCATCATCGATTAGGGTTAGACCAAATACACTTACGCTGGCAGATGGTAAGGCAGCATCCGCTTTAGTTCCTTGTGCGGCAGTGGCATAAGCTGTAGCCGCTGTAGTTGCTGCCGTACCAAGACCAAGTGTTGTTCTTGCGGTCGCTGCATCGGCGTCATCGATTAATGTTCCTCCAAAAACGCTTACGTTTGCCGCTGGTAAGGCATTATCTGCTTTGGTTCCCTGTGAGGCAGTGGCATAGGCAGTAGCAGCGGTTGTAGCGGCGGTGCCTAGTCCTAATGTTGTTCGTGCGGTGGCGGCGTCAACATCATCTACTAGAGTTAATCCAAATGCGCTAACCGCAGAAGAATTTAACTTAGTTCCGATACTAGTAGTGATAGTTGTCGAGAAGTTTGCATCATCACCGAGTGCTGCGGCAAGTTCGTTTAGCGTGTCTAATGTAGCAGGAGCAGCATCGATAACGGCGGCAACCGCGGTTGTCGCGGCACTATCAGCATAAGTTTTGGTAGCAATTGTAGAATCTACTGCAATCGCACCATTAGTAACAGTGATGCCAGTTCCAGCACTAAAGTGGGCGCGAACGTCTGTGGCACTAGGACCAGTGTAAGTGATTACCCCTGTTGTGTTGTTATATGAAAGAGAACCATCGCCACCCGAATCCGTTACCGAGACTGCGGCTCTTGCAAGGGCATCTGTATACTGAGTGATGGTAGTTGAAATTGCACCATTCGTAATGGAGATACCAGTGCTTGCGCTGAAATGAGCGCGAACATCTGCGGCGGATGGACCTGTATATGTAATTACGCCAGTTGTGCTATTATATGCGAGTGAGCCGTCGCCACCGGAATCTGTTACCGATACTGCGCCTCTTGCTCTAGCATTTGTGAAGTAGAGGTTTGTTGAACCTTCTGTGATTTCATCCGTATTATCTTTACCTTGAACAGCGGTATCAACATAAGTCTTAGTTGCAACTGTGCTATCAATATCGAATACACCAGTTGTGTTATTGTAGTCTAGACCTGTGCCACCAGAAAGGGCTGTTAATGAAATAAATCCAGATAGTGCAGATTCTTTTGCAAGAGGAAAACCACCAGCAGTAGTTCCATCATGGACTACAATCGTATCTTTTGTGGTATCAACCGTTACTTCACCAACAGCACCCGTAAAACTAGAGTGTTGGGTAGTAGTACCTCTTCTAAGTTGTAAAATCGTTGCCATTTGTGTCTCCTAATCCCATTCTATTTAGCTGTATGTTCCACCATCTAGAATGGCACCGTCTTCTATGTTATCAAGCGAGGTCTTTAGTAGTTCATGACCACCAGCAGTGGAGCCGTCATGAACTCTAACAGACCAATTCGTGGTGTCTACCGTGATTTCTGCCTCGGCGCCGGTAAAACTTTGGTGCTGTGTAGCAGTACCTCTTCTCAATTTTACTCTTGCAGCCATTACAAACTCCCGTAATCTACTGAATTGTATGCGGCAACTTCATCTGTAATCAATCCATAATCCAGGTCAGTCAACTGGTTCAAACGAACAATAGCAACTCCTGGTGTGGTTGTAGTATCTACGTCAAAATCACTAAACGCGGTATCAGCAAACGAGATGGTGGCAACGCTCGTTGCTGCCCCGCCACCGTTTACTTCTACGCCGCCTAATGCTACTACTGTACCATCTGTCTTCTTGGAAAAGATTTTCTTATCTTCAAGGTTTACGGCCAGTTCGCCTACCGCAAGATCGCTTGCGCCCGGTTCTGCACCTGTAGTCTCGCTTCTTTTAATTTGAACGACCGTTGACATATGCTAAGTCCTATTCATCTGGTTTAAACGCACCTTCGTCCCAGTCAGATTTCGCGGCTTTCTTTGAGGTAGGAGTAGTAGATGCAAGTTTTAATGCTTCTTCTAATTCCTGTATCTTGGCTGTGAATTCAGCCACAGTCTCGTTTGCCATGTTTAACTGAGTCTTCACCATGATGTTATCAAGAGTGATTGCTTTAAGTTGCTCTGCCAAATTATTAATATACGAATTGATGAACTTAGTTTGATCCATTATGTATCTCCCAAAAAAAGCGGGAGGGGAGAAATTCCCCTCCCTTATAATTTATTAGTATGTGCCACCGTCAATGTTACCGAACGAAGGCGCATTACCTGAACCGTTTGATTTCAGAACTTGACCGGCAGTACCAACAGCGGTTGCGCTGATTGCGCTTGTGCCGCCACCGAACAGAACGCCGTTAGCAGTTAGGGTTGATGCACCTGTACCACCGTCGCCTACTGCGATTGCAGATGATAGACCGGAAACTGTACCACCTGAGAGCGAACCTTCGAGGTTAGCAACAAGAGTGGCAACTGTATATCCCGTGCCTGCCGTGTTAACAGTTGTGGTTGGCGCTGATTGTAGACCCTTAAAGATTTTCCACTTACCGTCCGAAGCATCGCGGAAGAAACCTGAGTAAAGGTCTTGTGAACCAGTTGTATCATACATACCGAACAGACCAAGGTCAACCGCGTCGGTTGCATTGTTGTCGTTACCTACGAATACGAGAGGGTCAGTAACAGTCAGAGTTGTCGAGTTGACAGTTGTTGTTGTACCAGAAACTGTTAGGTTACCAGCAACGGTAACGTTAGCACCATCGAGTGTAAGCGCAGTTGTACCACCAGAGTCCTTGATTGTGTCGGTCGCGACACTTGCGAATTCTACGTCATCCGAAGTGCTAACTGCCTGACCGATTTCGATTGTTACTTCACCAGAAGCAACCGAAGTGGTTACGCCTGTTCCGCCTGTGAACGCCAGAGTTTCCGAAGCAAGCGAGATTGTATCTGTACCAGTGTCACCCGAAATATCAAGGTCGGTCGAAATTGATTCATAACTAGCAGCGGTCAGACGACCTTGTGCATCAACAGTGAATGTTGGTATTTGAGTCGAAGAGCCATACGAACCGGCAGTTACTGTGGTGTCGTCAAGATCAATTGTACCGTTGGTATAGGTAAGTCCTGTTCCGCCAGTGACGTGACCATCAATAGCAGTTTCTGCCGCAGTGGTGAAGTCATTTACTTGCGATGCAGTAATGTCGATTGTAGTATCGCTCGCCGCAGTCAGACGACCCTGAGAGTCAACTGTGAAAGTTGCAACGGCAGACGCCGAACCATAAGAAGATGCAGTTACCGAAGTGTTGTCTAGGTCAAATTGCCCAGCATTATAAGAAAGACCTGTTCCGCCAACGAGATAACTATCTACAGCATTTTCAACCCGCGCATTTGTGTAGTAAAGATTGCTTGAACCTTCATTTAGATCGTCTGTGTCGAAACCAGAAAGAGACATACCAGCGTCGGTGTAAGAAATAACACCAGTTACTGAGTCATACGAAAGATCGCCCGAAACGCTAATTGCGCCTCTTGCTCTTGCATCTGTGAAGTAAAGATTTGTCGAGCCTTCGTCTAGTGCATCTGTGTCATGATTTGCAATCGATGAAACAGTACCAGTTACATCCCCACTAAGATCGGCAGTGATTGTACCAGCAGAAAAATTGCCAGAGCTATCACGCTTTACGATAGTGGAAGCAGTATTCGCACTTGTAGCAGCATCAACAGCAGCAGTAAACTTCTTACCACCAACAGCTTGAATTGTTGGTGAACCGCCTTCCATAGATTCAATATACAGAACAGCATTGGCGCCGTTGCCAGATGCGTCCTGTGCATATGCCATTTCACCTTCTAGGAGGTCCGAAGTGGTTGGCGCAGTTGAGCCCGAACTTCTTTTAATTTGAATAATTGTTGACATTACAGTTTCCTTTTTTTAGATATTATAATTATTAGTAAGTTCCGCCGTCAATTGCACTCAAATTCACATTAGTAGCAGGGTCTACTGCTTCCCATTTTCCAGTAGTTGAATTGAAAATCAACGTATAACCATCTTCGACATTAGCTACATCCACATCTGCCAAGTTCTGGACTTTAGCGGCCGCTTTTTTACTTGCAATATTAGTATTTATAGAATTTGAAGAGTTAATATTGGCTGATATCGGTCGATTAAGAGGAATTGAAACCTTCACACTCATCTCGTAACTCCCGGATTTACGACCACGATACCTTCGATAACTCGAATGGTTTCTAACTCGCTTGCAATTTCAACATCGTAAACATATCTACCAGCTTTAAGATTATTAGTCTGCGTTGATGTTAGTGAAATTGTAATCTCTCCTTCTAGTGGTAATGATGCTTCTGCATCAAAGTTCACCGCAGTAGAAGAGTAATACGATTTTCTAATCTGTCCTGTAACAGTGTAATCGGATAAATCTTTGATATCACCGAATTGATCCGTGACATTCAACGAAAGTGTGAATGTTGATCCCTGATCGATATAAATATTTTGAACAGTCGCCATGAAGTAACCTCTAAAGACTTTACTCTATTTATAAAATGGAAACATTATGAAAACGATCTTGATGCTAAAATATGGCACAAAATATTCCAAAGAAGATGTAGATCGTATTATTGAAGCGACTGGTGGTAAGTATAATTACGCTTGTATAACAGACGATACTACTCTTGACCCCAGAGTTAAAATAATTCCATTACCGGAAGATGTTGATGGCACGTTCATTAAAATATGGATGTATGGCCTAGAAGACTTGGGTGATGTTCTTTACTTTGACCTTGATATCCGAATACAAAAAGATATAGACCATCTATGGAATTATCTTGACGAACGCCCAATTATATGCTATACATATTGGAAAGACATAAGTTGGGTCGATCAAGAAGCCAAATCATACAGCGCACAATATTTAAGTAATTACAATTCTAGTGCCGTCCTATGGCGCTCGGGTAGTCCAAAAGCCAAAGAGATTTGGCAACACTTTGAAAAGGACATGGACTATTATATGATTAAGTATTGGGGCGACGATAGGTTTTTATGGCACGAGAAGTTTGATTTTACGTGGTTTCCTAAAGGCGAGTTTTATTCGTTTCTTTATGGAGCAGACTACTACGACCCAGAGAAAAGAATTGTAGACAGATACCGACCAGAGTATACAGTATGTCTACTCAATGGTTTAGATTATTACCCAGGATATGACAAGAAATATGATGAACTTTCTAACAATCAAATGGGGTGACAAATACTCATCCGACTATGTGAACAATCTGTATCATATGGTAAAGAAGAATTACACCGGAGAGTTTAGATTTATTTGCTATACAGATGATGCAACTGACCTAGAATGTGAAGTTCATCCTATTCCAGATGACGATTTACTGCATCCAAAATACTATTTTGGAAAAGAAGCATTCTGTTTTGATAGAGCGAAGTTTTTAGTTTTTAATTCAGAAGAGTGGTTAGATTGTGAGCCAGAAGATAAGTTCTGTTATCTGGACTTGGATGTAGTAATTCAAAGTAACATTGATGAGATTGTTATCTTAGCTGAGAAGCCCAGAATAATTCACTGCTTATGGCAACCAGACAATCAAGTAGATGATAGGTTCTTCATTGAAACAAGAGGCACATTCTTCAACTCTAGTATGATGCTTTGGCCATATGGCCAATGCCGTCATATATACTATGATGTTTTTGAAAACAATGAAATAGTTTTCAAAACATTTTTCAAGGGTAGTGATAACTATCATTATTGGCGTCAACGTGAATTCTGGAAAAATATTCCAGAAAGCTGGGTATATTCTTGGAACAGAGGACGATATTATCCAGATGATGTAGTGC